AGTTATCCTATACCTCGTATGTTTATCCGTTGGATGGAAGATATTTGTCCTGACGCACTAAATCAATTTCGTTTAAAAAATAGTTTGCGCAGGTTTGAAGAACAGGTTACGAATTTAAAAAAAGGCGACGGTTCGCTCCGCCGTGCGAAAGCGAAAGCGAGCATCTTTAAATCAACTTCCGCTAAGCGGAGAAAGGATTCAGGCGATGTTAGGAATATTTAAGTCAGATAAAGAGAGAGTGGAGCACGAGGCGCTTACTGCCGATGTTCATAAGCATAAGGTGTTCTTGTTTAAGGACGAGAAATCTAATACATATGGTTATCCGATCATTGCTCAAACGCGCGGTATGTTCGTGCGTGATGTTCAAGATGAGCTGTCTAAAGGTCAAGCTGTGTGGGCTCGTCACCCTCAAGATTTTGCGATTTATGAGATAGGTGAGTACGATATTTCTCGTGGTGATATCGCACTTTATGAAAACAAAAACTGTCTTGGTCTCGTTCAAGATTTTAGACAGTCTTTAGGAAACTAATTCAGTTTTGGCCCGCTTCGCCTGGCGGGCTTTTTTATTTGGAGGTTGTTGTGATTGAGTTTGAGGATGGTACGGTTTTTGATCATTGTTTTTGTTATATGTTTGGTGATTCTTGTTCGAGGTCTGATTGTAGTTCTAAGTGGAGCGCTCGCGTGATGTCGATTCAGAGTGAGATTGATTTGGCTGACTTGTCGGCTGCTACTGGTTCTACGATTAATGCGTTTCGTGAAGCGGTTACTATTCAACAGGTCTACGAGAAGGAGGATTTACAGTGATTAAGTCAGCGTTTCAAAACCATTTTGCGTCTTTGCCACAGGTGCAAAGACCTCGTTCCCAGTTTCGTCGTGTGAGTCGGCATAAACACACGTTCGACGAAGGTCTGTTAATTCCTTTTTATTTGGATGATGTCTTGCCTGGAGACACTCTGAATGTTAAGGCGTCGATGTTTGCGCGTCTTGCGACTCCGATTTTCCCTATCATGGATAATATGTACCTAGAGACATTTTGGTTCTATGTCCCAAATCGACTCGTTTGGGATAATTTCGTTAAGCAGCATGGTGAGCAGACTAATCCCGGTGATTCAACCGATTTTACTACTCCCGTAATTGACTCAACTACGATCGTCGCAAATGGGACCACTGGTTCTCTTTGGGACAACTTTGGTCTTCCAATGAAAACTGGTTTAGGTTCGCTGAATAAAATTTCAGCACTTCCGTTCAGAATGTATAATCTTATTTATAACGATTGGTTTAGAGATCAGGACTTAATCAATTCGTTAGATGTATCAAAAGATAACGGTCCTGATAGTTTGGCGGATTATGCTGTCAAAAGAGTTGCTCGTTTTAAGGATTATTTCAATACTGCTCGACCTGCTCCTCAGAAGGGTCCGGCCGTCGACGTCCCCATCGGAGGAACGGCCCCAGTAACTGGTCATGCTGAAGTCTGGGGCGCCAACACGGCGGATGCTACGTCTAACACGAATAATCGTTCTCCTATTTTCAGTTCTTTCCTGGATAGGAGTACTGATGGTGTTTTAACTGGTCCCCTTTCCAATTATATGCCTACAGGCGCCGCTCCTGTTACGGGTGTTAGTTCGACTGCTTCCAATGCTAACGTTGCTTGGGCAACTGCGAGTGCGACCGGTTCTGGTAACGTTACTAATGGATACGCGAATATGGCGTTCGAGGATCGTGCGCGCTCTATCGCGTTTCGTGCTGGTGCGACTGCTCCGTTCGCTGTGGATACCACTAACAATAATACCCTTTCGGCTGATTTGTCGGCTGCTTCTGGTCCTACGATTAATGCGTTTCGTGAAGCGGTTACTATTCAACAGGTCTACGAGTTGGATATGCGCGGAGGTACCCGTTTCATAGAGATGATTTTCAACCACTTCGGTGTAATTAACCCTGATTTCCGTTTGCAGCGTCCAGAGTTCCTTGGTTATCAGAGATCTATGGTGAATATTCACCCGGTTGCCCAGACTGGTGAGACTGCTACTACTCCTCAAGGTAACTTGTCGGCGTTTGGTACTGTTTCTTCTCACGGTAATGGTTTCGTGAAAGGATTCACTGAACATGGTTATGTCATGGGTCTTATGGTTGTTAGAGCGGACGTGTCCTATCAAGAAGGTGTCGACCGACATTGGTCTCGACAGACCCGTTTTGATTATTACTACCCTAGTTTTGCTAATTTGGGTGAGCAGGCTATTTTGAATCAGGAATTACAGATTCACGATGCCGGCACGGATAATGAGTCTGTGTTTGGTTATCAAGAGGCTTGGGCTGAATATCGTTATAAGACTTCTAAGATTACAGGTCTTTTCAGGTCTTCTAATGCTACGTCTCTCGATTCTTGGCATTTGGCCCCAGAATTTGCGGCTGTCCCAGGTCTTAATCAGGCGTTTATTGAGGAGAATGCGCCGGTTGATCGTTGTATAGCTGTTTCTGATGAGCCCCACTTCATTTTTGATTCGCTTGTAGAGAATATCTCTGCCCGCGTGATGCCGGTGTATTCTGCACCAGGATTGATGAGGATTTAATGTTTGATCCCATTTCAGGTGCGATTGCAGGTGGCGCGTCTTTAATCGGTAGTTTGTATGGCGCTGAGGTTTCTCGGCGCTCTGCTAATGCTCAGATGCGTTTTCAAGAAAGGATGTCGTCGACTGCGCATCAGCGTGAGGTCCTAGATTTACGTAGAGCTGGTCTTAATCCTATTCTTTCGGCTACAGGTGGCTCAGGTGCTTCTACTCCGTCAGGTGCTGGTTATGAGGCCGACCCGGATATGGGTTCTAAGGCCGCGGCTAGTGCGCTTGAAGTTGGTATGGCTAAGGCTAATATTGGTCTTATGAAGGCCCAGGAGAATCAGGCTAATAGTGCTGCGGATTTGAATGAGGCTAATAGGAAGATCCTCGGTCCCAAGTCGTACATTTTGGATAAGATTGAAGAAGGTTTAAAGTCAGGTCCTAAGTTTATGGATAAGTTGGAACAATGGTTCCAGCAGCAGCGTTCCGAGACTCAAAAGAAGATTGCCCCTAAACCCATTCAGAATAGAGGTCCCAGTGGAAATTAAGCGTGTTCGTTCTAGATTTGATCAGCGTGTTGCGGTTATTCATCCTCATGATGACGTTTCAATGTGTCAGAAGCATTTTCAGGATGAGTGCAATATCAATAACATTTTAAAAAAGTATCGTAAGACTGGAATCATCGATCATGTGACTAAGGCTCGTTTGGTCTATGGTGATTTTAATCAGTATAAAGATGCCGCTCAGAATTTGGATAAAGTTGCGAAGGCGCAGCAGTTATTTGAACAGTTGCCGGCAGAATTGCGGAATGAGTTTAAGAACTCGATCCCAGGTTTCTTTGATTATATTTCCCAGGCTAAGAATTTCGATCAGTGTGTTGCCTGGGGTATCTTCGATAAGCCCGCACCGGCCCCTGAGGTGGAAGCGGCCCCGGTGGAGCCGCAGACCGTTGTTGCAAAGGCGAGTACAAAGTCGGCGAAGCCGGCGAGCGAGAATGTTTGAGTATACCGCTGACTAAAGTCAGTCGGTACGGATAGGACAAGGAAGAGGCCCCGCTAGCGCGGGGCCTTCTTGTTTTCAAGTTCACGAGCCACTGAGCTATCCCAATCTTGATAGGTCTCGTCGTCTTGGAGCTCCTTGAGTCGATTGCGCGCGAAACTGAGTTGTGATTTGTTTCTATCGAGCGCCATCTCAAGGTACGCGATACGACGAGCGTAATAGGCTATCTTTTCGGCTCGTGTGTAGATCTTTTTGGCTTCCATGGTAACTCCTTTGTGCCGTAATTGGCGTAGCGATGAAAAGGCATGTCCCGTGCCTATAAGCGCGATCTAATAATTTTTATTTCAAACGCGCGAAGTGGCGCGAAACATGCTCAAAAAGCGAGCAATGAAGGCCCAATGGAGATTCACATGAGAGCCAAAAACATCGAAATGAGAGGCGAAAGGATCGCCGATTAGCGCGGCGTTAAGTAGACCGCCGTGTGGTGCTCGATAGACACATGTCATAACACGCCGCTAATCGGCGATTAGGACGTAAGGACGATGAGTCCTGTCTAGGTTCGGATAGCGAAAGAGCTGGTGGATGCGAAAACATGATGGTTTTCGCGCTGGCACAACATCTTACTTGTCATATTTGTGCCAGATGACTTTTCGTCTAGGTATACGAAAAGTCTTGCAATTCAAGCGAGCATAGCGGAGCCTTAACACATCAATGGAGGTTTTCTACAGATGGCGTATCGAAGATCCATGTCCAGGAATCATTCAAAACGCAATTTTCGGCGTTCATTAGGTACCAAAAAAATTAACCACGTTCCGTCAGGTAAGCTTGGCGTGCGTGGTGGTATCCGGCTCTAAAAAAATAGGCCCCTCACAAAGATGGCTTGCGAGAGACCTAACCTCATGCGGTTCAATACCGCATTTGGCACCCCTAAGTTTATCGGACCTCAGAGTCAAGAGCTAGATGCGGAAGCTCTATCTTTAGACTTTTTCGATAATTATTTTCAGACAATTCCCTGTGGAAAGTGTGAGCTATGTCGTATAGAGCAGCGATATTGCAAAGCTCTTAGAATTATGCTTGAGGCCGAGTCTTGGCCCGAGTCTACGTATTTCATTACTCTTACCTACGATGATCAGCATGTTGGTGACGGTGAACACAGGCACGAGGAATGGGCTCAGTTCATTAAGAATTTCCGTCAGAAGTTTTGTCAGGCTAAGTATTGTAACATAAGAGATCGAGGTACCCTTCGTCATGGTCGAGAGTATTCTAAGACGTTTAAGAAGATTAAGCAGGTCATGTGTGCTGAGTATGGAGATACATTTGGCCGGAAGCATTATCATGGCATCATTTTCAATCACTCGTTTCAGGATGTCGTGTTTACCGGCTTTTATTCCGAGAAAGGAAACCCCATTTACACTTCTCAGTCTCTCCGAGAGGTGTGGAATAAAGGCAACGTTCAGCTTGAGAAAGTTACGTTCGATTTAGCTCTCTATGTCGGTTCTTATGTGACTGACGCAATCGATGATCCCTCTAATAAGTTTGGTTTTAAGCAAAAGCAGTACGGCCGCTTCGGCCGCGGTATTGGTTTGTCTTGGCTTAAGAAATATTGGCGCGACATTCTAGTCGCTGGAAAGGTTATGTTACTAAAAAATGGCGAAATGGTTAGTTATCCTATACCTCGTATGTTTATTCGTTGGATGG